ATGCCAACAAAACTTTGAGCCGCAAGATTATAGACTTCTTGTGGTTTGACGCTTTGCATGATGTGATTCATGTTGTTCTCATCTGTGATGTCGCCAGTAATGAGTTCAATGGCGTTTTCAATCCCCAACCATTTGATATTTTCTAAGTTGGCATTTGAATAGCGTTTGACTAGTCCATAAACATGGTAGCCTTTTTCAACTAATAATTTAGCTAGGTATGGGCCGTCCTGCCCGGTCATGCCTGTAACAAATGCTGTGGGTTTCATATGATTCTCCAATACAATATGTATCAGTTGAACCTGTGCCTGCGTATTTTTTAGACTTGTATGTCTTCCATGCCGGCTGCACGGAGTCGTACTACATGTCCAGCCATCCATTGCTTGGAATCTAGACCCTTCATGATACCCAACCAACGATTGCGCAAGTATGCAACTTCGTTGATAATGGTTTCGTAATCAATCACTTCGTCCTCACCGTCCACATACTTTTCAGCATCTCGACTGGTCAATGCTCGTGCATATCCTTCTAGATACTTTTGAAAATGTTTGCGTCGAATTTTGCGTAGCTGAATATTGAGGTAATTCAACACAGCTTCAATTTCTTGCAGCTGGTTGAATCTGTGTTCTGTAATGCCTGGCAGAGCTGTGATATTTTTTTCTACAATTCCGCCAATCCTGCAATCACGCTTGGCATCATCAAGCTCTCGCTCGTAGTGCTGCACAAAGTCAGGAATAGCGGACAAGTCCGCTACTACACGGGCATACCACATTTAGTCTTCCCATTCAGATTCGTTGTCGTCATCGTCGATGTCTTCGTCGATGTCTTCGTCTTCTTCGTAGTTTTTGTCATTGTCAAGATATGCTGTGAGTGCTCGCTTGACATCGCTGTCATGCTTGAATGCATTAAGAATGTCTTCTACATCTTCATCATGATCAATCAGTACAGCCACCAATGTTTCGGCAGCTTCGCTACGATCTACTGTGTTGACATAACGTTTGAGTTCGTTCCAGATTTCGCTTGCTACTATTGAACTCATTCTGCATCCTCACTTTCGGCCTCGGTTGTGGCAGTTTCTCGAATGTTGCCAAAATCGCTCATCACAGTGTCCAGGCAGCCGTCGTCGTTGCGTTCCCAACCTTTGCGGAACTTCTTGATGATCTCTCCAGCACTTGTGGTAAACACAAGACTGTTGCCTTCTTTCTTGAGCATGCCTTTTTTCTCAATCAAGTCAGTAAGACCTGAGTAAGGGCTCATACCTGTTGTGTATGGAATCTTGACCTGCACACCTTCAAACGGCTTGGCATAACGTGTTTTCATGACCTTGCAGCCTGCACGAATACCGTTGACTTCAGACACCTTGTTGCCGTCTTCGTCTTCTTTGAGCTTCATCTTTTTCATAGCAACCACGATACTGGATGCGTAAATGAAACCCTGGCCGCCGGAGATCTTGTCATCCGGATCGAACATGTCTTGACTTGCGTATGTGTGATTGGTACATACCAGACCTACGTTGTAGCTACCAAACATGTTGACACAGTTACGAACCAGGGCTGTGAGTGCTTTGGGTTTACGACCCAAGTCACCTTTCATTTCGCCTGCTTCAAACTGATTCACGTCTGTGGGCGTCAACAACATTCCCAGGCTGTCAATCACAAACAATACCTTGGGACGTTCGCCATCGGGCAAGGCCTTGTAGTCGATCATGAATGTGGAGATAGTCTTGGCCACATCGTCGATCATGGCCATGCTGAGTTTGAGCAATTTGCTTTCGCTAGTGTCAACTCCCAGAGCCTTGAGCCAGTCTTCGTCTAGTGCGTTTTCGCTGTCAACTAATACAACAAAGATGCCTTGCTCTTGTGCATGCTTCACAATGTTGCCGCTACAGATGTAGCTTTTGCCTGCACCTGAATCGCCAGCAAACACAGTAACTTTGCCCAAGGGAATGCCACGGTTAAAGTCGCCTGAGATCAGATAGTTCAAGGCATAGTTGCCTGTGCTGATCCAGTCGGTGGGATCATTGAAGCCAATTGAAAGGCCGTCAATGCTTTTGGTAATTTCCTTACGGAATTTTGAAATGTCAAAGGGTTTTCCCATATTTTGCCTATGTAAAAAGAAATGCACAGAGAGTTTCCTCTCTGTGCGATGCCAAAGTGTTTACTTCTGACGGCTACGAATCATGGCCAAAATGTCTTGTGCATTTTGTGTTGCCTTGGGTGCTACGATTGGTGCAGCGGCTGCTTCGGCAGCGTCTTCTTCCCAAGGTGCTGCTTCTGCTACAGGAGCAGGAGTTGCTGTACGTGCCACAGGTGCAGGTGCCGCTGGTGCTTCGTCTGTGCTGCCACCTTGAGGAGCACCTACGCCTGCTGGGCGGAAGTACTGACCCCAACGCTCTGTGTCGTACGGCTGACCATCTACACTTGCTTCAAACATCTCTTTGATAACCTTGAGCTCAACGTCAGTTGGCTTCTTAGGCAAAAATGTGCTCAAGTCAAACAAACCATGTGTTTCCACTGCCGCTTGCTCGGTTTCGGTCAAAGCCGATTCCTTACGTGCCCACTTACTAGTGTTGTAGTCAGCATAGCCACCTTTGCTGGTCTTGGCAATACGGAAGTCCAAACCACGCAGTGTGTCAGTTGGCAATTCTTCCAGTTCAGGATCCATCAGCGCACCCTTGATCAAGGTAAACAACTGTGGTCCAATGATGAACTTGCGGATTGGGTTTTCTGGTGTCTTGTCGTCACCAATGGGGTTCTCACGCACAAAGCCCTGCATGATGTAACTGCGCTTTTTCCAGTACTTGCGACCCATGTCTTCCAGGCTCTTGTCCTTGAACCAGGTACGCACTTCAGCCAAGATTGGGCAAGCCTCGCCCCACATCTCAACGCAGGGTACTTGGACCATGACCTGCTTGGAATCCATCTCTCCTTTGACGCCGTTGAATGGCAGTCGAATCATGGCTCGTTCAGCCCAAAAGAAAGTGTTTTTTGTGTTGCCATCTGGAAGGAAACGCAAGGAAGCACTTTGTCCTTCTTCCATGTTCCAGTGGGGGTAAATTGATCGGTCGCCGCCTCCGGTGGATTGCCCACCTTTGTTGTTCTCTGCTGCCTGTAGTCTTGCGCGAATTTCTGCTAATGATGCCATAGTAATATCTCCTGTAAAGTTGCCTATGTTTTGCCTATCTAATATTCTTAGATTGTATGTTGCCTGTGCATACAAGTTGTATTGTATACGACTTTATTTAGTATTGCAATACAAAAGGCAAAGTTTTTTGTTCTATAAGTACAACAATGGACAACAACGTTTTTTATGTGTGGGACAACCATCGCAAGGTCTGGGCCAGCAATCCTGACATGCGCGATCAAACAGAATGGTTTGTATGGGATCCACATTCATGGTGGGAATACAACCGAGCACTGATGGTGGGACACGAATGGTTTCCGCGAGCCGAGATCTATCGAGGTGTGCGACCGCCGGGACCTGGAGAATTCGACAACAACGACAAGAGAAAAAAAGTAGCATTGTTGTTTTTTGAACATTTTGCTAGACCTCTCAGCGGCGGAACAATTGCAGACTCTGGTCCAATTGAGGATCATCCGACTTTGATTTCAAACCTTGCACTGAACTGGGCCGACATTGTTGTAACTCACAGCACCGAAGCTATGAACAATTGGTGGCCCAGGGTATACGGAGATGTTTGTAATGCTGTTCACAACGATCGAATAAAATGTGTGTTTGCTGGTAGTCAACGATATACACATCCTCCACAAGATCGGTTTTTTAATGATCAACTAAGTTTTTTTTCTTACGTGGTACAGGCCAATTCGTTTCAAGAAATTACTGAAAAGACTGTGCCTTTTCGCAAGCACATGTTTGACGTACTAATGGGTACTGTAAAAACAGCCAGAACTTATTTGATGTACAGGCTTTTAGAATCTGAATTTCTAGACCATTGCTTGGTAAACTTACAGCCAAGACCCTGGGATGATCCTAATCTAATCAATCAAATTGATCCAGTTGGTTTTGCCCAGCATGGTATCATACAAAGATATACATCACCTGCATTGAACCAACTGGAAGAAACAGTGGTGCATAAATTCAAACAGGACACTCAAGACCTGAGTCCACGTGAACAATACAGTGTTAATCTTGTTTATAGACCCGGTTATGGTCTGCCTGGAGACAATACACCAATGAGCGTGATTGTGCCCTGGGGCATATATCAAAGCAGCTGGTATAGCATAGTTTGCGAAACTGCTGATATTGGCAACAGCAATACTTTTCTTACAGAAAAGACAGCAAAATGTTTGTTTGCCAAACGCATTTTTATCATGTTTAATGGAGCAGGACTTTTGAAGAGATTGCAAGAACTAGGGTTCAAAACGTTTCATGGAGATATCATTGATGAAAGTTATGACAACGAGCCCAACGATGCCCAACGATATGCTATGGCCTGGCAGCAAATACAACGTTTGTATCACACTGACAATCCAAGATCGGTGTACAAACATTTTCAAGACGTATTAGAGCACAATCATCAACACATCAAAACGTTGGCTGAATCACAGTTAACAGAAATTAAAGATTTTATTCACATACCTTTTGTTCTAGAGCAACCAAAAATATAAAAAACTCAGAGATCTATTAGTAAATACTATTATGACTATTCACCATATCTACGATACCGACTCCGAAGTCACCACTGTTGCCAATAACCTATGGAGTGTAAAAAACTGCTTTGCCGAAGACACGTTTCGGCAGTTGGCCTCTACGCACTTGAATCATGTAGACTCATGGCACCGACACGCTGACTGTCTAGAGTATCGCTTGCAGTTGACTCCTGACAGCCTTACCCTACAACAACTTCAAGGCATGGCTCCTGACATAATGCCCGAACTAGAACGCATCACTGGCATCAAGCTCATGCCTGCAGAATGCAAAATGTGGCTGGATCTTAGTGGATGGCATTGTCCTTACCACAATGATGCTGAACTATTGGCAGTGACCTATCAAGTGTATTTGTGGACGCATGGTGATGTACACGGTACTGAATTTACACACAGTACACCGCGCACAAGGATTGATTTTGTGCCCAACACAGGCTATATCAATATAAAATCTGACCGCAAAGAGCATCACGTAGACACTATCACCGGCACACGATTAAGTGCTTGCTGGCAGTTCCGCGCCAAAGTGTAAGTTCACAGTTTCACGCACTGCATTGGGTGCCACAACATGTGCTGTTCCAAAGAAGCATCTAGGCTGATTGATCATGAGCCAGGCTTCGTTGGGGCGGTATTTTATTTTGACCAAGTCTGTAGGGGCGAACTCTGAGATGTCTGCATAGTCATTGGCGTGTTCAGCGTTGACCGTTAAGTTGTTGCAGAACACACTGGATAGTTCAGGTGCAGGTTCTTCACCCATGTACACTTGAATAAAACATTTGATATCTGGATGCAGTCTATGCATCATAATCTTGCTGCCTGATAGATCAACACTTGAATAGATCACTTGTGGTTGCACAGAATGATTGGTCAACTGCTGGATTAGTGCAGGTGCTTGCGATAACGCAGACTCTAATACAGTATTAGAACCCCAGGGCGTTAACAATCTATTGGGATACTGTGTTGTCCATTTTTGCTCTGGTCCTCGATAACTGCGTTGCACAGAACCAAAGTCCAAGAAAAAGTCTGGCAAGCGCCAGACTGTGGGAAGGATTTGTTGGGCATTACTAAAGTTTAGCATGCCCATATTTAAATCATTTTATCAAGGCCAGACTTTTTATTCCTTTCT